ATGTGTTTGTCGGACATGTCCCAAGAATGCACCGATGATCCGGTGTAAAATTTAAAACTTGCATCTAAAAGCTCGTCAATTAATTCTTCTGACATTAAATCTGAGCGCTTGCACTTGAATTCTTTTAGAGCGTCGTCTTTTATCTTGAGATATTTAACCCTACCGCTGGCGTCTTGGTCTGCTTTTTTTAGCCCAGCCAAGCACTCCATCACCTTATGAACAATAGTTCCCAGTTCAGCTTTTTTGCCACTTACAGACTGATGCCCTAATACATATGTTATAAAGTACTGCATTTGACAGTAAGCATAGTTGTTGTAGCTTGATGATCTTACGTATGTAATTAGCATTAATTTCTCCAGATATGATTCATGAGTAATGTCTTTTCTTGTAATTCTGATATGTTATATCCCTGATTGTCAATAATGTAGTCAAAGATATCCCAGTCAAAAACGTCTTTATTCAACGCTGACTCACATGAATGAGTACTGTGCTTTGTGTCTCTGGTAAGCCTGATGACAAAACCTCCAGCGTCCTTGATTGCGTGAACTTCGTTTGGAAATCTTACATCTGGTATTACAGCTATTACAGACTGCTCTTCTTCAATAGTTTTCATAGTTCTGTCTAGCCATACTGTGTCTTTAATTTCTCTCATAACATTTGTTCCGAAATGCTGCAAAAACTCTCTTGCTGTCATTCCATATTTTGTATAGGTATTTTTATCTTCGTCGGTTCCGTAAGCCTGCTTAGGCTCAAAATCAAAAAGGTCTACACAAATCATTTTCAGGTAATCTGCAAAGTGATGTATCTTGATGTATGGCCAAATGTTATATTCAGCGTAAGAAACAAAATCATCATCCCGCCTGAGCAAATCTAATATCCCCCAGCCACTAACATTGTTTTTATTAGTAGTTAAGATATTTAATTGGCCATTGTCGTCTATTCTGTAGTCTTGAACCATGCCCAAGCTCTTTAAGACATCTCCGTTAATAATGTTTGCGACAGTATTTTTACCAGACTGCTTTCGTCCAGATATTCCTATAATTTTTGTCATTAGAAAGTTCCTTTGTTTGTAAGCAAAATGTTTTCTTTGATTTCTTTCGCGCTCATATCGCCAACATCTTTTTTATTTAGTTTTGGAAATGTGAGTTTGTACATTCTTCCAAGCTGTCTCTGTATCTGTATTCTCGCCTCGTTGCCCGCTTGGTCGTTATCCATTAATACTATTATGTGCGTTACTGCTAACTTTCGCAACTTTTCTTCTTGTTGTTCTGATAACGTCTTGCCAAAAATGCTTACGGCATTAGTTACTCCAGCTTCATACATTTTCCAAACATCTCCCTGACCTTCCAGTAGATAAATGCACGATGTTCTGCTGGCACATTCTTTTGCTCTGTGATAATTATAAAGATAATGCCTTTTCTCAAAACCTTTCGGATACAATAAGAACTTTGGTATTCTATATTCTTTTGTTGCTCTTCCTATATATCCAACTATTTTGTTACCTATGTCGTTATGAATTGGTATAACGGAACGCTCTTTCATTTCTCCGTTTTCTAAGCAGTCTCCAACATTGAAGTATTTTAATGTCTTTTTATTAAACCCTCTTGCCCAAAAATATTCTGATGGAACACATACCTCAAAACGATCTGATATATCTTGCTCTTCTGGAGACTTATTCTCGGTTCGAAAATTCTTTATTATGCTATGAAAATCTTCTAGCGGGTCTTCATCTTCTGTGGCTGTTGCTTCTGATTGCCTGCCATACGTTTTAATTTTAAAGTTTGAAGATATCCAAGACATTACATCTTTGAATCCCACTTCTTTACCGGCCTGTAATGATAATGCACCCTGTATTAATCCAAATACATCATTTTTATATTCATGCTGACAATCTCTTGTCCAGCACTTCCAAATGCCTTTGTCTACAGCAAATGAAAATGCTCTTGGGTTATCGCTATTTTCATGAACTGGACATGTAGAGTATATATTGTCTGCAAAAGCTTCGTATTCAACACCAAGCTTAGTCAGCACATTCTCTATGTCCTTATTAAGCTTCTTCTTGATTTGAGTCAGACTCATCTAGTTTAATATCCTTTATTTTATCTTCGTCTATCAGTCCAGTGTCTCCAATTGGTTGATTTTTAAACTCGTTTCTGGTCTTAAGCTCTATTAATTTTGCGTGTGATCCTACCATATTCATATTAATATAGTCACCATCGTCTAGCCCAGCACCGTGTCGAGATACAATTGGTACAAGCTTTCTGTTTCCAGCATTTGGGCCGTCTTCTGCTAATTCTTCTGGAGACTTTGCCTTAAAAATACTGAACGAAGTACATAGCCAAATTAATCTATCTGATCCGCTCACTGCGTCAGTGCTTTCTTTGGTGATTCCATCTCTATTTAATTGCACGAAGGATAGACAAGGTATGTCTAGCTTAACGCATAAATTATGTAGAGAGGTAATCTGGAATCCTAATGCTTGATATTCCTGAATATTGTTTGTAATAGACGAGGATGACATCAGCTTTAGATAATCATATATGATGAGGCATTCGTTTGTTTTTCCGCTCTCGTCTGTTTTGACTTCTTGTACTATCCATCGCTTGATTAAATTCAAAATGCCCTCAAACGGCTTGCCAGCAACGCTAATGTAACTATATGGCACACTGTTAAGCTTTTCTACACTCTCGTTTACTTTAGTTAGTTTTTCTTCATCGTCAACGAATTTGCCGGTTGCTATTTCATTAATTGTAACGCCACTAATATTTGCTAACAGTCGGTTTAAATGATCCTCTTTGGACATTTCTGTATCTAGTACCAGAACGGGAATACCTAATGAAGATACATTAAGGGCAACATTATCAGCGAACACTGATTTACCAACTTTGGGTCTTGCAGATACAAGGTCAACGCATTTTCGTCTAAGACCACCCCCAATGGCTTCGTCATATCTAGAGAATCCCGTGGGTATACCAATGATATCACACTTATTTTCTGATAAGAACTGGACATAATCTTCTACCCCTTCGCCAATCTTCTCTGGGTTTTCGCCACCGTCATCCTCCCTAAGAAAATCTGTCACCGGATTTTCAAGCTTACCAATAATTTCATCTATACTTTCGTCGCCCTTAACGCTATCCATATCGTTATGGATTTTCATGGTGAGCTTCTTGATCTTTCTTGCAAACTCAAACTTCTTAATCTGTGCAGCAAACTTGATAATATTATCTTTGTTTACTGGGAAGTCTAAAAGAGACTTGATATATTTAAGCTCTTGCTTAGTATTGATTGTCTCAATCAGTTTTAGTTTTTCCGCAGAAGATAGTATTGAGGCAATGTCTACAGATTTTTCTTCCAAGATGATATCTTCAAGACATTTGTATATAGCTTGATTGTTAATATTAACAAAGCTGTCTGATGATATAAAGTCAGAAATGACTACGTAGGCATCTATGCCATACTGCATTAAGCCAGCTAGAACTGCTCTTTCAGCCCCTACATCAAATAGTTTTTCTTGTGTCAAAACATTACCCTATACATGAATCACAGCGATAATACTCACCATAAACTAAGCTTGATCTTACATTGCTTGTCTTTCCGCACACATGACATTTGACACTCTTAGTTTTGGGCTTGGCCCTATTTCTAGGGGTGATAGAAGCGTTTGGAGTTTCAATGTGTCTGTCTTCCCCGGTGTCTTTCCAAGTGTTGACGCTTGCTTGAACCGCTTCTTTTCGCTTCTTATTTAGATTGTTTTGCTTTTTAACCTGAAAGTCTTCCGTTATTGAATCCTTCGCATCGCTGTGAACTTCTTCTGAGTTCTTAGTTTCATTAGTCTCAACACTCCCGCTAAGTGCAGAAAGTAAAGCTTCTTTTTGCTCAGGTGTTAATAGTTCTACAAAATCTTTCATACTCATAGTCTTTTACCTTTCTCGGTTAATATGTCTGCTTTTCGCTTCAATTCATAAGCTTTGTCTGATAGGCTTTGCATTCTTGCTTGAGCTATTTGACGATAATGATCTATTGAATTAGCGTATTCATTATCTACGACGATTAGTTGAATCTTAGCTTCGTGTTTTGTGTATGGACCAAATCTATCACTATTTTTTGCTACCATTTTTTCTAACTGATCAGTGCATAGATCGTATACTACCTTTTGTCTTGTTAGTTGATCACTAATGTATGCAGCATAACCGTACAACAGATCGGCATTATTAAAACAATCGTCTTTGCTTAGTTGCTTTAGCTTATCCATTGACATGTCTGCTGCTGTCATGAATTCGGGCTTAAAATTGGCAAACTTTATATTCGTTGTATTAATAAAATCGTCTAATTGTTCTACAAAACTTTCAATTGTTTCTTTGGCGGTTTTCAATTTGCACTCTCCAGTAATCATCTGTGTCAGAATATTTCAACGTAATCAAGTCAATGTTGTTCAACTCGCACCACTCTATTTTATCTTCATCCTTCGCTTTTGCCAACGCAAAATCAGCTTTTGTCTGATGAAAGAATGGGGTAAACTCATAATGTTGCTGCCCATGAACTTCTACAGCTAGCATTATTTGTGGTATATAAAAATCTAAATACAAAACTCCCTTTCTGTGTCTTGGCGTACTTCCCGGCAACTTAACTTCTTCAAGCAATCTATAGCTATGGAAGATAGTCTTCAAGAGTTTTCTTGCGCGAACGTGGTATTTTGACCTTCTTCTTGTGTCGTTCGCGTTTACGGAATACTTTCTTAAATCCCAAGCGTAATCTCTTCCATTTAACCCCTTAACTTTCATTTTCTGGCCTGTACAAATAAATAAAGAGAATTACCCAAACAGCCAATAGCCCAATAATTTTTGGCCACATATTATTACTCATCATTATCTTTTTCTAAATCCCTAAAATCGTAAAAGTAAACTTCTTCATTTGATTCCGACACCCAGCGACTTCCAGAATGTTCGCAACTATATTCTTTAGAGAATACTGACCAGTCTGGCTTTTTTTTGAATTGCCTACTGATAAAACTACCGCCGTCTACCCATAGCACCCTATTGTTTGGTTGCATAAAGTATTGACCGCCTTCGCCCTCAAAGAAATGCCCGCACTTGTGACCAGCAGCCATTTCTCCGTATCCAGATTTAAACTGTGGACCAAAGCACCAGTCAATAGTAAATAGATATTTGCCTTTTTGCATAGAATGATCTTTTAGCATAATATTGGCAGCTCTATTTTTTGTGTATTCGTTAATATTGCAAGAGGCATAATAACTCATGCTATCCCAAAGCTCAAGCCAGTCTAAGTCATAATCTGTTCCACCACTATCGTTAGCTCTTAAGTAATGTATTGGGACTCTTGCGTGTTGACTGCCGTACTCCGTCATAATAGAAAACATGGCGCAGCGTTGTGGTATGCTTGTAAAAGAAAACGCTTCGACAACAATTCTTTCATTTTTTACACTAGCTTCTTTATTGTGTAGAAATCCCGTGTCTAAATAGCACCAAAATGGTGGTATATCTATGTTTAAATAGTTACTCATTTACAACCTTTTTTAATTTCTTTTCTGCGTTGCGAATGGTTTTCTTTACGTAGTCCGTTAGTTCGTAATCTTTTTTATACACTTGAAGGGCATCTAATATTCTCCAAGCTTCTGTCTTGGTTAACTCTACTTGGGCCATTAAAATAATTCCTTAATCTTGTCATAGATGAATGATGAAATGTCTGGGTTTTGATTTAAAAACTCAAGAGTATTATTAGAGCCTTGAAATTTAAAAAATCTTTCGATATCCTCTTCTTTGTCTCCAACATTATTGTCTTTCAGAAGTTTTTGAACAGTTGGATGCTGCACATCATCTAATGCACACTGAATTGTATACCAAGCACCAGCGGTTTTAATTAGTCTAAACTCGCAAGCG